AGTATGAAAACTGCTGAAGAACTTCTGGCAGAAGCCAAGTGTTTGAATCGACAAACGCGGCACAATGTCATCCTAGCTAGTATTATTATAACCATCAGTCTTATCATAACCTTCATCAACCTATACCAGGGGTCGTGACTGACCCTGTTATGCAAGTCCTCAACTTCAGTCACTCAACGTAGCAACCTTTCAACTCAAGGAGCAATACAATGTCAATGTTCAATCCCGACACCTTCCTCGACGCAACCATCGAAGCCCCAACCGAAAAGCGTCCACCCCTCCCTGCTGGTGATTACACCGCCGTCATCGGTGAAGTCAAGTCACGCGCATGGCAAGGCAAGAAAGACCCAACCAAGTCGGGCATCGCTTGGGACATCCCGCTGACGCTGGAAATCCCCGCCGATGTTCAGACCCAACTTGGTCTGACTCAGCCGACCATCACGCTGACCGACAGCATCATGCTCGACCTGACTGATGCTGGCACCATCGACAACTCGCCTGGTAAGAATCGTGGCCTTCGCAACTACCGCGAAGCTCTCGATATGAACAAGGCTGGCGATGTGTTCTCGGCTCGCAAGATGACTGGCCAAGCTATTCGCGTGAAAGTTAAGCACGAACTGTACGAAGACCAGATCATGGAGCGTGTGGGTGGTGTAGCCCGCGCCTAATCGCGCAACCCTGGGGGAGGGGAAACCTTCCCCCTCTTTTTACTTGGAGATCGAAATGACTGACCTCGCAGCAACTCTCGAAGAGCGCGGCACCCGTTACGGGAAGTTTACAGGCCACGCCGAAGTAACAATGGACATCAAGCGCATCATCCGCTATCACTTGGAACAGAAAGAAAAAGTCCTCGATGATGATATGATGGAGTCCCTGGACATGATCGCCCACAAGATCGGACGTATAGTCAACGGTGATCCTTGGTACGCCGACAGCTGGGTGGACATCGCCGGATACGCCAAGCTTATTTCGGACAGATTGCTTGAAGTGGGGGAGAATCTTCCCACGCAAGTCCCGACCGGCCCCGTTCTCTCCCTTCTGGATGCCCAATGAACATCGTAATCCTTGACACCGAAACCACCGGCATTGACAACTCCGAAGTTGTCGAAATCGCCATGATGGAGTTGACCCCAGACCTTCAGCCCACGGGCCAGTCCCTCTACGCCCGCCACTCCCACACCAAGCCAATGGCTCTGGGGGCTGTCGCTGCCCACCACCTACTGCCGGAAGACCTTGAAGGTAAACCCCTTTTCAACCTGGGCTCCATACCATCTATCCAGTACATGATCGGCCACAATGTAGACTTCGACTGGAAAGCAATCGGATCTCCGCCGGATGTTCTTCGCATCTGCACCCTTGCACTCGCCCGCCGTACCTGGCCGAACCTCGATTCATACTCTCAGTCTGCTCTCCTCTACCACCTCCACGGTCAGACACCTGCTGTCCGCGACCGCCTTCGTAACGCCCACAGCGCTCTCGTAGACATCGAGATTTGTCTTGACATTCTTCGCGCAATATGCGATAATGCCGGTCTCAAAGACATCGAGCAACTCTACCTCGCGTCCGAGGCCGCTCGCATCCCAACTGTAATGGGGTTCGGGAAGTACAAGGGCACAGCGATCAAAGATGTTCCGCGTAACTATGTTCTCTGGTATCGGCGTCAAACCGACCCAGATCCTTTTTACCTTCAAGCATTTAAGGATGCCGGTAAATGAAACATTTTGCTTTTTTATCTGACATCGAAATCCCCGCGAATCGTCAGCGCCGAGACTTCGACCCGACTGCCCTTAACGAACTGGCAGATTCTATCGAGCGCCTCGGCTTGATGCACCCGCCGGTCATGCGTAAGGTGGGCGACCAGCTTACCCTTGTTGCAGGCGAACGTCGCTTCCGCGCAATCTCTGACCTTCACGACCTTGGACGGTCGTTCCAGTTTGAGGGGCAGGTTGTCGAACCTTCGACTATCCCCTACACCCTTCTCGGAGAACTCACCGCTGTCGAAGCTATGGAGGCTGAACTCGAAGAGAACATTCGCCGTGTTGACCTTTCGTGGCAAGAGAAAGCTATCGCCACCGACAAGCTGGAAAAACTCCGTTCCGCTCAAGCAGCTCAATCCGGCAAGCCCGCTCCGACCACTGCCGACATAGCCCTGGAAGTACGAGGTTCTTCTGAAGGTGCCTACCAAGAAGCTACACGCAAGGAGCTCATCCTCGCAAAGCACATGGAAGACCCTGATGTTAAGTCGGCCAAGTCTATCAAGGACGCTTTCAAGATTCTTCAGCGTAAAGAGGAAGCGGCAAAACACGCACAGCTGGCAGAGGTAGTAGGCAAAACCCTTACGACAGACGATCATGTCTGCCATCACGCAGACTCTATCGAGTGGCTAACCCAACAACCTTCAGGACAATATGATGTCATTCTCACAGACCCTCCGTACGGCATGGGCGCAGATGAATTTGGCGACTCGGGCGGCCAGACTGGTGGCGCACATTTCTACTCTGACACGGAAGACAACGCCCTCCGTTGTTATTCCACCCTCGCAACCGAAGGATTACGCATTACCAAGCCGCAGGCTCACCTCTACGCTTTCTGTGATATCGACCTGTTTCCGAAGCTCAAAACTCTTTTCACGGAAGCGGGTTGGAGGGTCTTCCGCACCCCGTTGATCTGGTATAAGCCCGCAGCCTTCCGCGCCCCGTGGCCTGAGCACGGCCCCCAGCGGAAGTACGAGTGTATCTTGTACGCAATCAAGGGTGATCGCAAGGTGAACGCCCTCGCACCTGATGTTATCGAGTGCCCTCCCGACAAGAACATCGGACACAATGCGCAGAAACCTGTGGCCTTATACAAGGAACTCCTGCGCCGGTCAGCTCGCCCTGGTGATCGCGTCCTTGACCCGTTCTGCGGCAGTGGCCCAATCTTTCCAGCTGCTCACGCCTCCCGCCTGTTGGCAACCGGAGTCGAACTTGACCCCGCAGCCTATGGTTTGTCGCTCAAGCGCATCCAGGATCTGGTTCCGTCGGACCAAGGCGAACTCTCGGTATGACCGGCCAATCCCGCAGGGCGTCACTCGTAGAGTCCGTCCTTAATATCCTGCTCGGATACGGGGTTGCTGTCACCGCGCAGTGCCTTATCTTCCCACTGTTCGGAGTCTACCTCCCTTTATCCGACAACCTCATCATCGGTGTACTCTTTACGGTAGTATCTCTCATCCGATCCTACTGGTTGCGCCGATTCTTCAACTACCTCCATGTCAACCAATATCTAAAATGAAAGGTGACAGCAATGCCACGCATGGGAATGGGGCCTTGCCCCGCCAAGATAATGATCGTAGGCGAATTCTACGGGGAGCACGACGAGCGTTCGGGCGAGCCCTTTATGGGGAACTCCGGCGCGGAACTGAACCGGATGCTCCACGAGGCAGGTATTTTAAGAACGGAGTGCTATCTCACTAACGTCGTCAACGCCCGTCCTCCGCGCAATGACCTTGCCGCTTGGATGGCGATGAAGAAGAAAGACCAGACTTCTACCCACCTCCAGTGGGGCGACAAGTGGGTACTCCCGATTGTGGTTCAAGGGCTCGAACGTCTTCAGCGTGAAATCGAACTTGTCCAGCCGAATGTCATCATCGCCCTCGGCAACCTCGCCCTGTACGCTCTGACCGGCGCATGGAGTGTCCTCAAGTGGCGCGGCTCGCAGCTTTCCACTCAATCCGGCATTAAGGTCATTCCCACCTTCACACCAGGCTCGGTCATGTACCAGTGGGAAAATCGTGCCGCCGCAGTCCTTGATCTCAAACGTGCGGCCAAGGAACGCAACACTAAGGAGTACACTAATGCCCCGAATTGGAACTTCCTTGTCCGTCCGTCAGCGGATGAGGCTTACCGGACACTCCGTCGCCTGTGCGACCAACTCGACCGCAAGGAGATTGAATGGATTGACTTCGACTTGGAAACTCGCGCAGGTCACATTGCTTGCGCGGGTATATCCTGGACACTCGAAGATGCTATCTGTATCCCGTTCATGTGCGTTGAAGATCGCAACGGGTATTTTGCGATCGACGAAGAGGCCGCGATTGTATTCCAATTATACCGCCTACTTACCCACCCGAACGTCAAGGTACGCGGCCAGAATCTTTTATACGATGCCCAATACACCTATCGCCATTGGCACTTCGTGCCTCGCGTGGTACAGGACACGATGATCTCCCATCACACAATGTTTGCAGGATTACGCAAGGCTCTGGATTTCCAGGCCTCAATGTACTGTGACCATTATGTGTACTGGAAAGATGACGGCAAGACTTGGACGCATGATGTAGGCGAAGACCAGCTCTGGCGGTATAACTGCATTGACTGTGTACGCACCCGCGAGGTCGGGGAAGTCGAACTCTCCGCAATCGAAAGCATGGGGATGCAGGAAGTCGAGGCGTTTCAGCAAGCTCTCTTCTGGCCCGTCCTTCGCGCCATGCAGCTTGGAGTCCGTGTTGACACCAAACGAAGATCTGAGTTGGCGATGGAGCTGCAAGAAGAACTCGCCAAGCGGGAGCAATTCTTCATTGACCTGCTCGGCCACCCGCTTAATCCGAAATCACCTACCCAGATGGCCAAGTTGTTCTACAACGACCTAGGCCTTCCTCCTGTCATGTCCCGCGCCAAGAAGGGTGTTCCCGCCCACGTTACCTGCGATGAAGAAGCCCTTGTCAAGCTCCGTTCCAAGGAACCCCTCATCGGGCCGCTGGTCGATGTCATCCTCCAATACCGCCAGATCGGGGTATTCCTCTCCACCTTTATTATGATGCCTCTAGACCAGGATTCTCGTATGCGCTGTTCGTACAATATCTGCGGTACTGAAACCTATCGTTTCTCATCCTCGAAAAATGCCTTCGGCTCTGGCGGCAATCTCCAGAACCTACCCAAGGGGGACGAGTGATGTCAACGAAACCGCTGATGGATTCCTTCCGACTCCCTAACATTCGCAAGCTGTTCGTACCCGACCCAGGGTTTACTATGTTTGACTCCGATCTTGACCGCGCCGACCTTCAGGTGGTGGCTTGGGAAGCGGGCGACACCGTTCTTAAGGAAGCTCTCAAATCCGGGGTCGATATGCACTTGCTAAACGCCTATGCTATCACCGGCCAAGAACCCCCGCAACTTGAATGGCTTGTTGAATCCCACGCCGAGTATCCTGCTATCCGTTCCCGCATGGAGAAAGGGCGGAAGCTTGCCAAGGCTTGGTGCCACGGTACGAACTATGGCGGCTCCCCGCGTACAATGGCTGTGGCCGCTGGCATTACCATCCGTGAATCCGAGATGGCGCAGAAGCGCTACTTCGGCCTGTATCCAGGTATTCTCGACTGGCACAAGCGTACGGAAGCCCAACTCCAATCCAAGCGCTACGTCACCAATGCGTTTGGCTATCGCCGTTATTACTTCGACCGGATTGAGAAACTTCTCCCTGAAGCCCTCGCCTGGATTCCGCAGTCTTCCGTCGCTAACTACATCGACAAGGTTTGGCTGAGCATCTACGAGAACCTTCCGGAAGTGCAGATCCTTCTGCAAGTCCACGATTCCCTGGTTGGTCAGTACCCCACTCACAAGGATTCCTTGTATCGTCAAGCTATCGTTGCGGAAGCACGGAAGATTGTCATACCTTATCCCGACCCCCTGATCATTCCTCTCGGAATCAAAACTTCCACCACTTCCTGGGGAGACGTAGCATAATGGCTCGGCGTCTAAAAGACTGGCTATCAACTTATGTATCCTACGCCTGCCATACCGAAGCCCCGCAGCAAATGCACTTCTGGGCAGGTGTGTGGGCTATCGCAGGATGCTTGCGCAAGAAGGTTTGGATTGACCAGATCGCATTCCGTTGGTCGCCTTCCTTTTACATCATCTTCGTAGCCCCGCCAGGTATTGTGTCGAAGTCCACGACAGCTGGCATGGCAGACAAGATGATTAAGCAAGTTCCAGGCATCAAGTTTGGCCCTGACATTGTGACATGGCCTTCCCTCGTCACGGCTTTTGCGGCATCGTGCGAAGCCTTCGAGTACCAGGGCGAATACCATCCAATGTCAGCCGTCAATCTCATCGCTTCTGAACTTGGCAACCTCGTTGACCCTTATGATAAGGGAATGATTAACCTCTTGATCGACCTATGGGATGGGAGAAAGACTCTTGAAAAACAAACAAAGATGTCAGGTAACGACCTTGTTGAAGGCCCGTGGATTAACCTTCTTGGTTGCACTACTCCTCATTGGATTGCTGACAATATGCCAAGTGCTACTGTCGGCGGTGGGTTCACCTCCCGATGCGTGTTCGTTTACGCAGAAGAAAAAGAACGGTTCATAGCCTACCCAAAATTCCACTTCCCAGAGGACACGGCCAAGGTTCAGGCTGATCTCCTCCACGACCTTGAACATATAGCGACTAACCTCTGCGGGGAATACACCCTCACACCAGAGGCTGTTGAATGGGGAACTGCTTGGTATGAAAAACACTGGAAAGTCGATGCCGATGCCGTGGAGGACGACAGGCTCGGTGGTTACATGGCGCGAAAGCAAACCCATCTCCACAAGCTCGCAATGGTTGTGGCAGCCTCCTGCCGTGACGAACTTATTATTACAGATAAGGATCTTCAATTCGCGGAGACCATGCTTACAGCAACTGAACCCGACCTCACCAAAGTCTTCTCCCGAATAGGTAAGACAGAGGAGTCGATGCAAGCCGACCGTTTCATAGCCTACGTCAAGAAGCGTGGGTTGTGCTCATATGAAGACGCCTATCGAATGATTCACTCTTACTTCCCAGACTTCCGCGATTTCGAAGGTGTGGTGTCCGGTGCCGCCCGCTCAGGTCAGATCGAACTCATAGCCAGGGAAACCGGATTCTGGCTTCAGGCTAAATAAATACGAACGGATTAAACATGAATAACGCGCCCGCAAAACCCAAGCGATTCTCCATCCCCCGCGCTATCACAGAAGACCTTGGTTACTGCTGTATGTGGTTCTTCTTTTCCCGCTTTGGGAGAACCGGATTGATCGCTACACGTCTTGGTGTAGATCCTAGATCAGTCCGAGTTTACAAGTCCAAGGTCACGAACGGGGAATGCACTTGCGAGAACAAAGAGAACTGCATGAAGAAGCTCGTCAAGATTCCCCGAACGTATTAACCTTACTTTTT